CTTTTCGTTAAGTCCACCAGAAGGTGATTTGCCTTCTTTGCGTGCCCAAGCTGCGGTCATAATCGCCTCCGAAAAAATGAGGAAGGGGGGCCGAAGCCCCCCGACCTGATTAGTTCATCTGCATGTTGCGGCCTTTGGGGGCCGTACCTGCATGTGCCGAAGAAAGCGGGTTCATGTTTGAACCCGTGCGGCCACCCGACTTGCGGGGAGCGCGATCAGCACGATGAGCTGACTTTTTGCCATCCATCGAGCAAGTTTTGCCGCCGCTCTTGCGAGCCTTGGCTTCTTTCACGACGTTTGAACCTGCACCAGCATATACTTCGCTAGGTGCCTTATCTTTGGCGACCATGCCGCCTGTTTTACGACCCTTCATGAAAGGCTCCTATTAAGTGTACTGGCCATTGGTAAAGCCGTTGATGCCCTGCAGATACGTTACGATCAATTTGCCGACACCTGCGGTGCCTGCGCTTGACTTAACGTAAATTTGCACGTCCTGCGTGCTGCTGGTGTTGTTCCAAGCTGCGATCAAAGATGTAACAGGAACAATGTACATGCCTTGAACCAAGCTTGCAGCAGCGATGGCGGAAGCGAGCTCATTCGAGTTGGTGGAAGTTGTACCAATCGAAAGAGTGCCGCCCGACCACCCCGTAGTAACAGCGACACGAATGTCGATGATCTGGCTTTGAGCCGGGATCACAATATCCGTGGCAGCCGCAGTTGAGGACTGCGTAATGCTGTCTACCTGCGACATAGTGCAGAAGCCAACATTTTGCGTCCCGCTCGACCCACCGACCCCGGCAAGTGCGCCGGAGCCGTCTGAGTTGAGCACGTTGCCCGCGAGAACGGGGCCTGTAAATACCGTGCTACCCATGTGGGATACTCCTTACGAGGTCGGGAACGAGCCGTAGATCGAACGCCAGTTATAGTAGCCAAACGAATAACGCTCGTAACCTTTTACAAGAAGATTGTCTGTCACGAAATCGACTTGCATATCTGTTTCGAAGCGAATGCGTTCCATATAGGAAAGGCCATCGATGTTGGTCAGCAAGAACCATGCATACGCAGAGGTCAAGAAATCGTTGACCATGTAACCTTCGGGCAAGCCCCCGGCCGTGGTCAAAATCGCGTTGACGTCGTTGTCTGCAGTACCCGGACGCAATTCAGTCTTCGTGAGACGGATTGCAACAGGCTCAAGCTGCGGCGGAACAACAAGCTTGCGAGCGCGTGCAAACACTTTCAAACCTGCTTGATCTTTGAAGTTCGTGCGGACTGCGATCATCGCATTCAGCAAGGTTGCTTCGTTAAGATCAACATCGGTTGAAGGCTTGTTTGCAACCGTGCTGCCGTCGATCGGATGGTTCGTCGCGCAAAGTGCAACGCCGTCACCGCCAACTGCCGCATTGTAGGTTGTTGCCGTGTTGAGGATGTTCGCGCCGTAGATTTCCTTTGTCTGTTGAAATGATTCAATCAAACCAAGGTTCGAAGGCTGGAACTGGGTCTTGTAGAGGTTGTCATCGATCGCCTTGCGGGTGATCGCGTAGCCGAGAGCAATTTCAGTATGCTCTTGGTTATAGACGAAACGCTCACCAGCGCCCGAGTCGAATGCAGTCTGACCGCCTTCGGTCTTGAGCTGCGCGAGGCCGAGGTAGCGCATTTCAGCGGTACGCTCGAGAGCCATCTTCGAGTCATGCTTGGTGAAGATTTTGTCGTACTGAGATGGGATCATCTCATACTTGCCTTCAACGCCGCGAAGTCCGGGGAGCAGAAGGTCTTTAATCTGTGAGAGATTAACAGCCATTGAAGTCTACTCCTTAAGCGTTGATGCTAGCAGGGCCAGCACCGTTAGTGCGCCAGACTTCATTGTTGAAGCCAACGATAACGTTGCAGTACTGCGTTGTCGGATCGCCGCCATTGCCGAAGCTGATGGCATAATCAACAACGATAAACGGAGAGGTGATCGTCGTGCTGACGTTGTCGAGGTATGCGCCCGAACGGCCAGTAGCCGTCGAACCCGTGCCACGATTGAACGTTGCATATTGACCAATGATGCCGAGGTCATCGTGGTCGCTGTGCCCGTCATCGGA